GGAGCAGCCTCCAGATCGAAGGGATCGGGAGCTTGGGGCGTCCGGGTGACGGCCAGCATAGAGAGCGGGAGCCAAGGAAGAGGGCTCGGGCCTTGGTAAGGCTGGAAGTCGGGAGGGAGGGGTGAGCCGACGGCATAAGGGAGGACCTCGATCCTCTCCCGGAGGAGAGGTCGGGAGAACCAACCAGTGCCGTCGGGGGTAGCGAGGCGAGCAGTCAGCTTCACCTTGTCGAAGTTGGTCGACAGACCCTCATACTGGTACTGGAGAGACTGGTAGAGGAGGGTGGCCAGGCGGCGCTGCTCCGGGGAGAAGTGGGGATCCACCCCTGGGGGGAGGGAGAAGCCCAGACCCCCAAGGAGCACATCAGCGAAGAGGTTAAGGTTGACCCCCTCAAAGATGGTGGAACGTCGGATCTCATCGCGGAAGTAGAAGAGAAACCGTTTGTGGGCCCACACTGGGTTGGAGGCGCCAAGGACGGAGCCCCGGTGCCAATCCGCGATGGGGCGGAGGAGGATCTCGCCGCGACCGGTGAGTTTGGCCTGGCCTGTGAGGAGGCCTACGTTCATGTACCCGAGGAATCGGACACTAGGACGAGGGTCGAGGAACCATGGGTAAGCGGACTCGGGGTAAGACTCCATATCGGCCCATAGAGGGGCGAAAGCCTGCCATTGCTGGTAGGGGGAGAGCGGCCGGGTCAGAACGAACGGGGTAGAATTGATCATACCAAAGTTGTTGGTATAGAAGTTCTTCCCCTGGGAAAGTTGGAGTCCCATGGAGGAGGCAGACCGGACCCAGAGGTCGTACTGGGGACGGGAGGCAAAGAACATCGCATCATCCCCGTTGACGTAGACGGGGAGACCCCGCAGCCAGCGTTGAGTGAGCTGGAAGTCCGGCCTAGTGAAGTCGGGACGGGAGCGGGCGATGGAGAAGAGGTTGGCGATGCAGAGGGCCGGGAACGAGAGAATCGAACCCATGAGTTGGCCATTGCGCTGCTCCTTAAAGCTGTGCCCCCCCTCGGCGTCGGGGGGGTAGAACAGGAGATGAGGCTTGGTGAGGCTCAGGATGAGTTCACGGAGGAAGTCCTCCTCCGGGAGGAGGTACCGAAGGGCCTCCTCGACCACGATCTGATTGACCGTGATATCGAGGAGGTCGGTCGCAGACTGGTAGTCCGCGGAGACAAGTAGGTCCGTGGGAGAGCCACCTTGGAGCAGATGGGCGTCGTAAAGGTCGTGGACAATCTCGGGGGTGAACTCCTCGCCGATAAGGACGAAGGGTCTAAAGGTACGGAGATGCCTCCAGAGCGCTTTCTGAAGGGGAGCCGACACGACGGTGGGGATGGCGGGCATTGCTGTAACCAGACGAACCTTGAGAGGCTCGAGGACGGCGGCGACGCGGGCCGGGGGGAGGGATCTGAGGCGGGCGGCCTCAGACTCGGGGATCAGTCGAGTGTACTTTTCCCAAGCGGCGGATTGGCCGAGAGAGAGGTATTCCCAGGAGATCGAGGGCTTCCAGGAGAGGGCGATGTCACGCCACTCAGAGCGGGAAGGAGGTTGGTGGGTGCCTCGGATGTCGAAGACTTGGCCGGGGCGGGGCTCCCGAAAGCCTAGGAAGAGGGGAGGGGGGCCGGAAGGCTCCCAGGACTCGTCTAGGTCGTCATCCCCCGAAGGCGGGGGGGGTGACGAAGGGCGGGGAGGCTCCTCAGTAGAGAAGACCCCCTCGTCCTCCTCGGGCGGCGGAAAGGGGATTGGAGTCGATGCGTAGGCGGCCACGGAATAAGAGAGTTGGCTCTTAAATTGGAGGAAGGGATCCGAGTCGAGACTGAGGTCGCGGAGACGCTCAGTGTAATGGAGGAGGAAACCTTGTTGGCCGCCCTGGTGACGGGTCGACTCGAAGGAGGCGTGTAAGGAGGGCTCGGACCCTGGCAGTTGGTCAAGGATGGAGCCTAACTTGAAACCTCGAAGGACCACGCGGCAGAACTGGCGGAACTCGTCAGGGTCAAAGGGGGTCGCGCCGGACTTCTCGTAGACCGAGCTCGAAGTGAGCCCAAGAATCGTGGAGTGCTTGCGGTAGGCCTCGGCAAGAAAGGAGCCGGGGATCGGGGCGCAGGCCCGCTTGAGCTGTGAGAAGGAGAAGACAGCTTTATAGAAAGAGGCTGAATCCTCCCGATCAAGGGGGTAGCGGGTGACCCGGCGGAGGAAACGACCGGTCTCCCCCCCGAAGAGAGTGTCGTCGGGGGAGTAGGGCCAGCCGGGAGGGACCTTGGGGAGTGGGTTCTGGAGAAACCGAGCCATTGGGTAGTCCTTCCAGTACTTGAGATTCGAGACAATGTGGTGCTCGGCCCAGGTACGGCTCTTGCGGAGGAAGGCCAAAGAGTCTGAGTCGTCGGCGAGGCCGACGAAGTCCAGATCTGAGGCACAAGTGGCGCAGGAGTCCATCAACACGAGGAGACCAGCTCTCAAGGCGGAGAGGAGCTGGGTCGCACGGAGGTCGAGGGAGAAGGCCTCCCACCCAGGTGGGGTGGGAGGGACTGGACGACCATTCTCGAGGAGGAGAGGCTCGGCCAGGTCCTCCGGGTCCTCCCCCGCATGACGGCGGAGGAAGGCCTCGGAGGGCACACCAAAGACAGGGGGGGAGAGCTCGGTGGTGAGCTGGAGTAATTCGCGGTCAGACCGCTTGGCTCCAGACTCTGGTTCATCTAAGGGGAGATGAACCAGCCACTGAGTAATCCCTTCATGCCGCCTCGAGGAGTGAGGCGACACGCCGAGGAGGCGTGGAAGTAGACCATCGATGGTGCTTAGCAGCGTAAAGTTGTTGGGCATCGTTGGGACTATCTTGTTGAGAGGGGACCTCGGGTCACTTTTTGATAAGG